TTTGCAGCGGGAGTGTTGTTGATTCGCGTCGCCACTGCCGCAGCCTTGCTGAATGAACATATGATCTGGCACCTTGCGGTAGACGTATTGTTCCATGATCGTACCGTTGCACTATTGTACGTGTGGGATGTGTTATCGGTAACTGTGCAGCGCCTAAGAACCGTGTTGTAAATGTTGTCTACAAGACGATTCTTCTCACTGTCCTCCGTGGTCGTCGTTGCCGTCGTGTAGAACGTGCCCAACAACAAGCGCGTCTTGTCTCCGGATTTGCAGTAGCGCCCGTCCTGCAACGTAACCGCAGTTGCGCGTGCCGTGTCGCTCGTCCATGCCAGCAATTCGGTATTCAGCGCCCCCGCATTCAAGAAACCGAACACATCGTATGGCTTGGCACTGGTAAGCGTGCCGAGTGCCAACGTCACTTCGCTGAACGTAATGCATTTCCAAATGTTGCCGTCCCACAAATTGATGATGTTGTGGACGTAGGGCGTATAGAAAATACTCGTCTTTGCGGCCTGATCCGTCGTCGAAACTGGGACGCCGGTTTCGAGAGTCAACCGCCCGCCCGGAGTGATCGCCTGCGCGGCAAGGTTCGCGGTATCCGCAATGTTGCTGACCAGATCGACGAACAGGTTTTCCGCGCCGCTGCAACTGATCGCAGCGCCCGTGCTGGAATCTGTCCGCGTCGTGCGTGCGAACAAAGTCCCGGCGTGCGTGTACGTCCCGTACCCCGTCTCCCACGCCGTCCCGTCCTCGATCACATACGCGAACAACTTCGCATCATCACCCGCCGCGAACGTCTGAAATCCAGACGCAGCCGCGCCGAGCGTAAGCGTGCCAGTGCCGGTCGTCGCAGAGGCGACCTTGATCCGGTCCTTCCAAGCGAGCGGCACACCCTACCCTTGTCAATCTTCTTCGAAGATCGCGCTTACCGAGCAGGCTTGGTACGTCACCCCGGAAGTAAGTGCACGCAGGGAAAGGAATTCAGCGTTGCGCGCCTCAAACTTATTGCCGCCAGCCGGCGCATTCCAGATGATCGAGCCGCCAAGTGCATTCCAGCCGAGGACCACGTAATTGGTGCCCATCGTCGGTTGCGCCGACCAGGTCGTGTTGACCACGGTGACGGCTGCCGGCTGATCGTTGTGTTCGAACTTGTCCGGGACGATCGGGCCGCCCGGCGTGGTGCCGCCAGTGGCGCGCCCCAGGAGGAACTGTTGCGCGGCCGAAGACGAGCCCAGGCCACCAATGCTGACCTGGATCATCCGCATCCGGCGTGAAGCCAGGCTGAGGAATTGAAAAACGTCATTCGCTGCCGTCGGCGTGATGTTTTGCCGTGCTACCACATAGCGATTGCCCATGGTTCGGTCTCCGAAATGAAAAAACCCGCCGGAGCGGGTTCATGGAATGCGCCACTGGCGCCCGGTTGCTACTTCGTCAGTCAGGCTTTCGAGCCTGCTTTTGGCGGTTTCCCACCAGCCTTCTTCTCCGTCATCGAAGCCCCTTTGATCTTCCCGTCTGGGCCCGTCTGAAACTCGATCTGCCGGTGCGTCTCGCCGCCGTTTTCTGATGGCAGGACGATCACCGTGGGCGCCGGCTGCGTCGGCATAGCCTGCGCCGCGCTTTCCTTGGCCGCCGCCGCTTCCTGCACACGCCTGTCCGCGGTTGCAGCGATGTCCTTCATCTGTTGCTGGGCCTCGTTCTTGGCGGCGCCCATGGCTTGCAACTCGACCCGCAGAATCCCCAGTTCGCCCTGCAAGGCCTCGAGCTTGGTGCGGTTGTCAGCTTCGAGCGCGGCGATCTTCTCCGCACTTTCCGCGCGCAGGCGTTCGCGCTCGAGTTCAGCGTCGGCATTCACTTCGGCCACACGCACCTTGCCGTCAGCATCAGCCGCAGAGACGGCAATGTCGGCCTTGACCTTGGCGTCGATCTCAGCCGAACGGTCAGCGGCCTTCATCTGCGCCTGCCGCACCTGGTCTGTGAGATTGGCGATCAGCTTGGCGGTGTCAGTGCGGATCTGCTGCACCTTCTGCTCCATCTGCGCCTTGACTTCGCTGTTGGCCCCAACGGCACTGGCTTGCGCCATGATCTCGTCGGCCTCGGCGTTGAGCTTCTTCACCGTGGCGGCCTGAGTCTCGACTGTAAGCAGCGCTTGCTTGACCGCCAACTGCTCGGCGAAGGCCTGTTTCTGGGCCTGCTGCTGCTTCTGTGCCTGTATCTGGGCCTCTTCCTCGGGCGTGAGTTGCTTGTCGCGCGGCGGCTTGCCGTTGATCTCGCGGATGGTCTGGATGATCGCTTCCGCGCCAGGCAGGTCGGCGAACTCGAGCACATCGTCAAGCAGCTTGATGGCGATCTCCGGTGGAAGTTTCGTCACCATGTCCATCATGCGGTCGTAGGCTGCCTGTCTTGCCGACTCGCGGAAGTCCTGGGAGCTGACGACGAAATCGGCCTGGTCTTTGGTGATGTCGTTCAGCAACGTTGGCTGGCCGGTGTTCTTGTCGATGCCCGGTTCGTTGATGGTCAGGAAGTCGTAGCCCTTGCGCTCGCCGATGACGCGAATGTCTTTCTTCTCGGTGTAGAACTGCTCGGCCAGCGAGAGCACTTTCTGCCCGTGGAGCTGGACCGCGAGCCGCAGGGCGTCGAAGTAGTCGGTAGTGACCGTCGAGCCTTGGTCCTGCCTGGCCTCGATCGCCTTGCCCGAGATCGCATTGGTCTTGCGTCCCATCAACTCGTCGACGACGCCCGACGTGTCCTGAATCATGCGTTCGTCGATGCGCGAATACTCCAAGTGCGCCTCGGCGATGTCGATGTCCGTGTGCAACTCGAACCGGGCCCCTGGTTTGATCTCGAACACCGGATCGGGCCTTGCCGCTTCTTCCCGAATCACTTCCAGGTCTTCGTGCGCGCCCCGGTCCATGATGACGCGCCGGGCCGAGAGCGAGAACAGGGCCTTGCTCATCCGCCGGTTGAAGTCCTCCTGCGGGTCGCGCATCCCCCGGATCATCCCGTAGGGCGCGTTGTCGAGCCCGCGACGGTTGCCCCAGATAGGCGTGAACGGGAACTCGTTGTGCCGGTACGGGCTCATCACGTCCTGCAACAGCGTGCCGCGGACGAAAATCGCGCAACGCACGCGCATCGACACCCGCTCGATGACGCTGGCCGCCCGCTGCTGCATCAGCCACACGTGGTAATCGTCGTTCGGATCGAAAATCGTGCCGTGCAGACCGCTGCCTACGATCAGCGAGCACTTGCAGGGCATCCGATACCAAGCTTCGATCAGGCGCACCCGCGAGCGACGGTTGAAGCTGCTCGCCGTGGAATCAACGAACGTGCGGCGCCCAATCGCGGCCGATAGGCCATCCGGCTGGCGCGCGCTGAGATACTGGCCCATGTACCACAGATCGTTTTCTTGCCAATCGACCATGTCCGAGTAGGTCGAAGCGGCCCGAATGGCTTCCACCGTCTCCGGGAAGAGCAATTCGGCCACGTCGAGGTCAACGTGCTTCTGCCTGAACACGTACCGCCAGTCGGTGCCGTCAGTTTCGATGCCGTGTGAGTCGTACAACAGGTTTCGCCACGATTCGTGCCGGTCGAAGATCAATTCCTTGGTCGGATCGGCCCGCAGACCGCATTCCAGCCATCCCAGGCCAACTTTGACGGCATCAGCGAAAGCCCGCGACCGCGCGTACTGGCTTTTGTTGACGTCAGCGATGTATTTCAGAACCTTGGTCTTGTTCTCGGCCCCGTTGCGATCATTCGACGAGCGTGGGAACACCTTGAAATCGATCCGCGTGCGCTTTTCGGTCCCCGTCACCCACCGAATCGCGGGCGCGATCTTGTTGTAGACCAGCGGTGCCTGACCGCGGCTTATCAGCGCTTCGGCGTCGTCGTCCGAGATTTGCAGGTTGTCGTAGAAATCCTCGTCTATCGCCATCTGGTAGCGATTCGGCGCCTGCCGGATCTGCTCAACTTCCAGCCACTCCTCGAGCTGCCGCAGCCGCTTCTGCGCCGGCTCGCTTTCCAGCGCCGTCGACGTGCGCGTGTTGGCCGTACCGGCCATGATGTCGAGCGAGGCCGTGCGCGGGCCGGGGCCAGTATTCTCGATCAATGGAACACCAGGCTAACGTGCTTGTCGCGCACAGCGACCTCCGCCTTGTCTTCGGGCTTGGCCTCGATCGGCTCGGGCTGCATCGTCAGCAGCTCAATAAGCATGTCCTGGATGAACGAGGCGATGCGATAGGCCGAAAACTTCGAGCGGCCAAAGCCCATGACTTTGGCGAACTTGGTCGACTGCCGCACCAGGTAGTCGTCTTCCGTGTACTTGTACGCAGCCGAGAGCCCTATCACCACCGCACCATCGTTCCTGAGCGCCAAGGGGCTGCCGAGCGCGCCGAGCCGCCATAGGCACAGGCTTTCCTCGCCGTTGACGTACTGGAAGGACGCGACCATGTCCCCGCGCGTGATCTGCTTGCGCGCGTTCTTGCCGAATTCGATGCCCATTTATTTCACCGTGGCCCAGTCATGCATTTTATCTAGCTCGCGCGCATAAACGACGCGCGTTCTGGCGTAGCGCTTGGCGCCCCTGGCTCGCTCGCGGTCCTGCGCGCGATCACGGCTAAGCACAGGCGTTGTCATCAACAGCGCCGCCTTCTTCTCATCGCCATCGAACAAGGCGTCCGAGGCCAGCCGCGATTTATTGGCTACCAGATAGCGCACCGTTGCCTTTGAACTAAAGCCTTGCACGCGCGGCCAAAGCTTGTTGGTTTCCGCTTCGATCGAGGCAAATTGATCGTTGGTCAAACGCTCGCTTGGCCACGCTCCGGCCGCGATACGTAGCGCCCAACCAACGGTCTTGTTGCCCTGCCATCCCGCCAGCAGGATCGCGGTCCATTCGCGTTGCGTCAGCATTACTGGCTCCAGAAATGGAAAACCCAGCCGGAGCTGGGTTTCGATAGGGTTGCAGGGACGCGAATTGAACGCGCTATCTTCGGGTTATGAGCCCGACGACTTACCGGCCGTCTCCCCTGCTGCAAAATTGGGCCCCTTACGGGGGCGAGTCGCTACAGCCGCATCCGGCCGCTACGGATCACTCTGCCGAATCACTCCGTGCTTCGCCGGGCGGAGCAGAGTCACATTGTCCTCCAGTTTGGCTGGCGCTCGATCCGTTTCTTGTCTGACGGCTTCACGGTCGCAAAGCGCCGGCACATGAAGGCGTAGCGCGACGCCGAGATCGCGTCGTCGTCGATCTTGTTGATGATGCCGTCCTGCCGGTGGTACAGCCGCTTCTCGTCCATCCACGCGGTCAGGTGCCGAAAGACCTTCCACCGGCCGCTCTGCATCATTTCCAGCATCCCGGTAATCCCGGGCTCGACGTTGTTGGTACCGTCCTCGAACGTCGCCTTCTCCGGCAGCAGGTTCAGCCCTTGATCGCGGTACTGTTGGGCGAGCTGGATGCCGCTGCCCTTATCGTGCTGGAGGCCGTCGTGGGGCCAGGCAATCGGCAGCCAGGTGCCCCAAGCTTTAACCGTAGGGGCGAACATCAGCGGCGTGGCCTCGCGCATCTTGTGCACGCTAGTCACGTAGTAGGCGTCGTTATCGCGGTCAATGGCGAGCCGCGTCGCCGCGCTGGGGTGATCCCAACCGAAGTCGAGGCCAGCGATCTGCGCCCAGTGCCGCGGGATCTCGAACTGGTCACACGTGATCTGGTGATCGGACACCGGGAACACGGCCCCGGAACCCATGACGGGCACGCCGTAGGCTCGCGCCTCCCGCTCGTGCTCAGGGTAGCCGTCGATGATCCGCTCGCGATCCTCTTCGCTGTAATGCGCGGCCTCTGCGATCCCCATCTGGACCATCACGGTGCCGCGCACCTTCTCGACCATGAATCGCAACACCACCCCGGACATGCCTTTCAACGGCGTGAATGTCAGGAAGGTGATGCCGTGCGTCGTATTGGTCCGCGTCACGCCCTCGGAGTAGATCGCGTAGTCGGGCTCCTCGTCGAACCAGACCAGGTCTAGGGTTTCCGCCTGAAACTTTTCTCTACCTTGGTCGTAGGACTTGAAGCCGATGATAGACTCACCGCGCTGCACGTCGCCCCCGCCGCCGTGCCAGACGACGATGGTCTCAAGCGCGTCCTTCGCGCCATGCGCGCGCCGCTGGACCTCTTTCACCCTAGTAGCCGGGATCGCGCCGGTGCCCCACGCATTCGCACGGCCCATGAGGATCCGCTGCGGCCCGTCGCGCGTCAGCTCGCCGGAGACCCCGGCGACCCAGCCGACGATCGCCTTGTCGAAAACCTTGCCTTGCCACCAGTCTGGATATTCCCCAGTGGCGTGCATCGCATATTCCATGCCCCCTGCCAGCGTTTTGCCGAGCTGATTGCCGGCGGCAAACAGCCGCTCTCGGAATTCCGCTCCTAGTGCGTGGAAAAGCGCCTGCTTAGGGTAGGGCGCGTAGTCGTACAACCGGCCCTGCGCCAGCTTGCGCACGATCTTAATGCGTAGCGCGGCCTGGGCCTCGGGCGGCATTGTTTCGTACAGCAGGCGAACGGGCTGCATCTGACTCATCCATCAACTCGAGCAGTTCTTTGACCTGCGCGTGCGTCAGGGCATCGAGGGGGTCGCTGATGTTGCGCCGGGTCTCGATGAACATGCCCCGTTCCTTGCCCAACAGCTCGAGCGCGCGGTTGACGGCGGCCAAGTTGGCAGAGCGCACTTCGCCCGTTGGCGTCCCTTCCTTGTCGCAAATTGTCTCGTCGGACAGCCCGTTTTTGACCACTGTAATCAAGTTTGCCTCGATCCAGGCCTTGTCGACAATGGTCTGCTCGAGGGCGGCGGCGGCCCTCATGTCCACCGCTACCTGCGGCGTGGTTGCGACCGCGCTCTCGATGAGCAGTTTGTCGACCTTTTTCCGAACCAGGTGCTTGAGAGAGGCGATGCGCGCCTTCACGTGCGGCAGCTTGGCGAGGTCGGCGGCATCGTGGTGCACGCTGACGACGTCCCGCTGCCGGCCCACATCGTAGGCTGCTCGGTAGGCTCCAGACAACGACATCCCTTTGGCGAGACCCAGGCAGAACTCCTCCTGCTTTTCCGTGAGCTTGCGGAGCTTTGCCATTCAGCGCCCTAACACCGCGTTCGCCTTGGCGTCGATCGTCGCCTTCTGAGCGGCGGTCAGGTTGCCCCGCTTGCGCTGCTGCGTGGCCCGAGCTTTGGCGTTGGCAGCGTGAGCCCGATCTGGAAGCGGATACTTGCGCTCTGCCGACAGGCCAAACTCGACCGGCGGCAAGGTGCGCCGTATCCGTGCTGTCAGTTCGCCCATTGGCGTGCTCCAAGGTGGGGGCCGGCCCGCTTACCCTCGCCAAATGGAGGGGCCAAAGCACGGCGAGATGGCATAGAAACGAAAGCGGCCCACACGCAAGTGAGCCGCGCGCGGGGATAGTCTCCCACGTTATGAAAAAGGACTGTAGCAGCGTCATTCTGGAAAAGCAAGCGCTGCCGGGGGTCAGGCGGGGGGATTGATTAGCGCCCGGATCGCCTCGGCAATCTGCTCTGCGCTAAAGTGCTCGCGCATGATGTAGGCTTGCGCTTTGCTTTCAGCATCCCGCGCAGCCCCCGCAGCATCCCGCGCATCCCCCGCAGCAGCCTCCGCAGCCTCCGCAGCCCCCGCAGCCCCCGCAGCCCACGCAGCAGCCCACGCAGCAGCCCACGCAGCAGCCCGCGCAGCCCCCGCAACCCACGCAGCAGCCTCCGCAGCAGCCACCGCAGCCCC